GATCCAATGTCAAAAAATACGGATTGCAAATCAAATGATTCATCCGTTGTTGAATTCCATGATTGAATTTTCGCGGTGAATGAATCACAAAATGATCCAAATGGAATTCGAAATTTTCCAATGAATGCCAAATCATCTTCAATATCGGATTCATAACCTAAAATTTGGCCTTGCGCATTATCGGTGTTTTCGGAATGATCAACAAATAAATGTGTATCTAATTTTAACGCGCCTCCGATCGGTGGATTTTTTATCAATTTGAATTTATAAACCAACAAATTCACGTTTCCAAAACGCGCCCAAACATAAAACAAACGATCATCAACATCGCGTTGATCCATAAAATCGGAAAATTGCGCATTTGGAATGAATCGCAATTGAATTGTTTGTTGTGTTCCGGATTGAACAACCGACAAAAATTCCATTTGCATTTCCGCGCCGGATGGATTCATCGCGGATGTGATAACATCACCAACAATCATTTCCGTTGTTGGTGCAACCATCGACAAATTCAATTGTGATTCCAATTGATTTTTGTAATATGTTGAATCTTGTGGAATATACGAAAAACCAAATCCAAAATCACCGGAAATTGGCGCATCAACAATGAATTCAACATCCGTTGGTTGATCAAATGCAATTTCATTGATTGAATCAATTATTGTTGCATTCAAAATTCCGTTGTTGAATGCCTCATCAAACCATCCGGAATCCGCATCATCATTGTAAATCAATGTAAATTTATCAAATGGTTCATTTTCGATCACCGAAAAATCCATTTTGGTGTAAAATTTCAAACAATTTGCGGTGTTGAAAAACGATTCCAACAAAATTCCGGAATGAACAAATTCAATTGTTAAATCCCACACGCGATTTGGTGATGAAATTGAACCGGCTACGGCCAATGTTTTATCGGTAATTGAACACGAAATGATCATGTTTCCGGATTGATTTCCAACCGGAACACCGGTAATTGTGTTTGATCCGTTTAATTGCGTGAAATCAAAGAAAAAACGCGATGATTCACCATCAATCAATGAAAATTCGGATCCGGTTTGTAAATTTTGAACCAAATTCGGTTGAATGATGCCGGATTCACGCAAACACCAATTGTTTGATGCAACCGGTAACCCCAAAATCGAAACAATTTCATTGTTTGCAATGTTGATCCAAACCGGAACCGATGCAACATCCAATTGATTTCCATTCACGTTTTGAACGGATGTGTTCCATGATTGAATGATTGAACCGCCGGATGTGTAAATCGTGAATGTAACCGATTGACCAATTCGAAATCCCTCTTTTTCAAAATCGCCGCCTTGCCAAGTGATGATGTTTTGAATCGGATCCAATTGTAATAAAACACCGGATCCGGATTGAACATAAATGTTGTTGAACAATCGCAATGTTGCCTCAACACGATCACCGGAATTCACACGAAAAAATGGATTCGTTGTTCCGAATTGATCGGTGAATGTTTTGGTGTTTATTCTAACCGGCATTTTGTGAATTTTTATCGTATTTTTTCAATAATTTCATCAATCCATTTCGATCGTTTTTTTGAACGAATTTTTTGATTTTATCCAAATCATTCAAAATTTGTGTTTTATCCGGCATTTGATCGGATGGAATGTTTGCAATCGTTTCATGATTGATTCGCATCAATTGATCGAAATTTTTTTTCAATTCCGCAATTGTGTTCATGTGTTCGTTGTGTTGATCCATCATGCATTGATTGTTAATGTGTAAACTTTTCCATTTGCGTAATCGAAAGGCTCGCGATAGGTAATGGATGCAAATGATTTTTCATCAATCCATTCAATCCGTAAAATTTCACACATTTTTCCATCGATTTCCGCAAAATTATTATCAAGCAAATTTACAAAATCATTTGAATTTATGCGAATTCTTGCGTTTGTTTTGATTTTCCAATCGAATTGTTGAATTTGATTGATTGAATGAAAATTGTTCCACAATGCATTTCCGGAAATGAAATCGGTGAAATTTTCCGGTTGCCTTCCGTTTGCATTACACCATAACATTTTTGTTTGTGAAAAATAATTTTGTGAAATCATCAAAATGTTTTTTCGATCATCAATTGTTGCGGCCAAATTGGATGATCCACCAAATAAATTGATCAAACCATCAATGATCCAAAACATTGCTTTGGCCGTTGCTTCAAACCAAAACAATCGATCTTTGCGCGCGCCTAATGAAAACGCAATGTTTACTTCATTCAAATTTTTGATTGAAACCAAATCCGCATTCACAACATTTGTTGGTTCCGTTGAAAATTCCGCATCATGAAAATCATAAATTTTATCTACGGAATGTAAATCGGTGAAATCCAATGCATAGCGGATGTAGTAACGTTTCCAAATATCACCGGTATTGAATGTAAATTCATCGGATCGTTCATTTTGTTTCACCAATGCCGGAATGATTTGTGCGGTTGTGTTGTTTTGCCAAAAATCGCGCCGTTCAAAACGAACAACACCATTGTTCACGCGTGTTTTTGCATTCAACATCGTTTCCATTGCATCAAACAATGATCCGATCGATGGAACGGAATCCGATGATGATGGAACACCTTTTGTGAATGATGAATTGAATTCATCCGGCAAAAATTCCCAAATTGATTTTCGTTTTCGAACCAATGGAACCGGCAAAATCGTTAAATTTTGCAATCCATCCATCAATGTTGATTGGAATTGAAAACCTAAAAATTCGCATGATTTTTTCATCAATTCACGAACACGAACACCATTGAATTTTCGAACCGGTGGAAAAATAATCACAAACAATTTCACCGCCAAATCGAACAATGCGATCAACAACAATGAAACATAAATCAATTTCGCGGTTGCCTTTAATGATGCCGTAATAATTGCGGAAACATCATAAGAGACCGTAGGCCCAGCCGGCGAAAGCCCGGGGATTGGTGTTGATGCCTCTATCACATCGGAAATTGCATCAACCAATTCTTTCACCGCGCGAATTGATTGTTCTGTCATGATGTAAATTGTTACCAACAACACGATTTGTTGTGTTCCAATATCTTCGCGAATTATAACATACGGAATTTCTATCAAATCAAATGAAACGTTTGTTGATCCATCATCGATTTTTTTCAATATCAATTCGAATGATGTTGCGGATGCATTTTCGAAAAAATTATCGGATCCATTTCGTTTTTTCAATGTGATTTCACATTCATGATCACGAAAAACCGCATTTTCCGTTAAATCAACATAAAAATTCAAATTGATTCCACCATCCAATTCTATCCGATACGGAATTCCTTCGAACAAACCAATGGTTTGGATGTGTTGTTTCACAATCTCGTAAGCATCGCGAGTTAATACCAATGTTTCGGTTGATATATTCAACACATTTGGATTTCCGGTGAAATCCGAAATCACCGCAATTTCATTTCGATCACGCGGTGAAATTTCAATATCATTCAAAAAATGTTTCATTTTATTTTAAATCGATTGTAGGTGATTGTATTTCCGTTTTTCTTACGTTCAACGATTTCCATTGCGGATCGTGTTATTTCACCAATTCCAATGTTCGTTTCCGGTTTGTTTCGAATCGTTTCATTCAATTGATCAATTTTATCAACCAAAACCATGAAATTCAATGGTGAATCAATCGCGGTTGCGCCGGATCCAAATGTTTTTCCGTTTTGATATTCGATGGCTAATTTCGTTAATTGTTCATTTGTCAATCCACCAATTTGATCATTTAATCGTTTTGGAATCACACGTTCATTTGGATGCAAAACGGCATGGAATCCACCGCGACCATCAACACCGCGACCATGTTTTCCGGTGTCTTCGATTCCGGATTCAAACATTGGTAATGTTTTGATGAATTGCGTTAATAACGTTGTATCTCGAAACGTTTCCGCAATTGCATTTTTGGATCCGGATTGGATTTTTGCATTGTATGTTGAAAACACCGATTCAACCAATTTCAATCGTTGTTGCCTACGTTCCAATTTTTCTTTTTCACGTTGTTTTTCCGCGATGATTCGTTGTTGTTCTGCCAATGATTGTGAGGCCAAAATATTTCCGGATGCGGCCAATTGTTTATAGGTTTCGAATTGTTTTTCAGCCGCCGCAATTTCTTTGGAAATTTGATCAATTCGTTTTTGTGATTGATCAACGAAAAAATCCGTTGTTGCTTTTACATATTCATTGATTGTAGACCATAACAATTTTTCTTTTTCGGTGATTTCCGCAATATCATCTTTCCATTTTTTCGTTCGTTCATCATGGAATTGTTTTTCACCATCCAAAATTTTATCGTTGTAATCGTTGATTTCTTTATCTTGTGCAACCAACAATTTTTTTTGATCATCCGCGCCTTTTTCACGCAATAATTTTTTATCCAATTCCAAATCGGTTGCGCGTTGTTTTTGTTCAACATCCAATTCCATCAATCGTTTGTTGTAAGATTCATTTATTTTGGTTTTTGCGGCCGTTGTTAATCCCTCTTGTTGCAACAATTGATCGCGATCATCAATCAATTTTTGTTTTTCCAATGCGGTTTCCGAATCAAATTGCCGTTGCAATTCATCAATCGCAAATTGTGTTTTTTGTTGGATGAATTGTTTTTCTTTTTCATAACGATCAATGATCATTTGTTCGATTGGATCGTACATGGAACCAAATTCACCGGTTTCGGTGTTTGCCTCAACACCAACATTGATTGAACCGGTTTCTTTTACCAATTTAACCGCGTTTTTAATTGCACCCTCAATTTCATTATCCATTTTCAACAATTCGCGGTTTTGACCAATTTCGTTCAATTGTTGCATCAATGCGATTGTTCGTTCCAAATAATCATTCACATTTTGCAATTCGGTTTGAAAATTTTGTTGATCTTTCAAATTGTTTTTGATTTTTCCGGAATGATCGGTAACCGCGATATTGTAATCATTCGCGGTTGATGTTGTTTCCATGTATTGAACCTCCGATTCCTCCAATGCATCATTGAAATCTTTTTGGCCTTTATCCAAATTACCAATCAACATTTGTTGTGTTTTTTGCGCCTTTTCCAATGCGCGCCGGTTTTGTTCAATTGCGATTGGATTTGTATCAACACCAATATCGGTGTAAGTAAAACCGGTTTTTGCGGTTATTAAGGCTTGAACTGTTTGCAATTCTTTTTTTGCGGCATCTTGTTTCGTTTCCGACCAATCCCACATTCCATCGCGTTTTCCTTTCCATTCTTCCCACGTTTTCACCGCCTTTTCATAACGTTTTTGTAATGTGTTAATATCATTCAATTCATTTTTTTGATTTTTTAAATTGTTTTGATAATTGTTTTTTGATTGTTGGTAAATTTCTTTCGTTCGTTTGGCTTTTTCTTCCTCCAATTTTGCGGCATTTTCACCGGCCGATTTTCGTTTGCGAATTTCCAAATCCAATTGTCGCAATTGTTCATCAACACGCGCCTTTTCTTTTTCGATGGTTGCGGATGATTTTTCTTCCGCCTTTTTTTGTGCGGCCGCGTATAAATCCGCTTGCCGGCGCGCCTCTGCGGTTCCGGATGCGACATTGTACCATTGTGTTGCAACCTCAATCAATGCATTGATGATTAACATCCAACCAATTGATGCGATCATGGCTCCGGCGCGTTTTGATGCGGATCCGGCTTCGGTTGCGGTTTGGCCTAACGTTTGGTTTGCTTGCGCGGCTTTTTTCGTGAAATTGATGTTTTCCAAAATGGATCTTCCCAATTCACGAAATCCACCGGATGCCGCCCATTGGTAGGCTTGAACGGCCTTTAACGCAATTTGATATGTTACCCACGCGCGCACCAATTTGAATAAATATTGAATGATTGTTGGTAAATTATGCGCCAACCATTTGATTGAATCAATCAACCATTGGCCGGATCCCTCACCGGATTGCATCGTTGTAAATAACGCAAAAAATGAATTTTTCAATTCCATCAATGCATGTCCTAATGTGTTCGTTCGAACGTTTGCTTGTTCATACGCGGTGTTTGTTCCGGTCATTTGTGAACGCAATTGATCCGTTCGATCCGTTAATTGAATCAAATTCGTAGCCGCAACCGCATTTTCCAAACCAAATGTTTTCACCATTGCGGCATTATCATTCAACAATGGTTTCAATTCACGCAAACGATCGGTGAACGGAATTGATTTGTCTTTCAACACATCAAAATTGATTCCTAATGCCGTTAAACGATCAACGGCCTCTTTTGGTAATGCATCCGGAGCCGATAATTTCAACATCACGTTTCGCAATGCGGTTCCGGCCTCCGCGCCTTTTTTACCTTTTTCGCCTAATGCCTCAATCAATGCGCCGGATTCCTCAATGGAAACACCGGAATTTTTCGCAACCGCGCCAAATTGCAACAATGCCTCCGTTACTTGTGGAATTTCAACCGCACCAAATTTCGATCCGGCCGCCAAAACATTGATAAATTTATCCGCCTCATCCGCGCCGGCTCCAAATTGATTCATTGCATCCGTTAATGCCGTTGCGGCCTCCGGAACTTCCATTCCGGCCGCATTTGCTAACGTGATTGCGGATTGTGTTACTTGATTCAATGCGGATGCATTTGATAATAATTCCGGTTTCGCGGATCCAATCAATTTGTAGGCCTCAACAACGGCAGATGCGCCGCCTTTAACATTAAGACCTAATTCATTTGCTTGTTTTTTGAAATATTCCAAATCTTTTCCGGTTGCGCCGGTGATCGCGGACAAATCCGCAATGGATTGATCGAATTCAACGATTTTTTGAACACCGGTTGAAACAACGGATCCAATTCCAAATGAAACACCTAACATTCCAAGACCATTCGACAATTTCGAAATTGCGCCGGTGTAATTTCCAACATTCCGGAAATTATCACCAACACGCGAATCGATTTGTTTCAATTGTTGATCGGCTTGTTGAGCCGCGCGCGTTGTTGCGGTGTATTGTTTCGACATTTCGCGGAATTGCGATGTGTTTTTTTTACCATCATTTTCCAATTGAATCAATTGCGCGGCCAATTCTTTGGATGCATTTTTCAATTCGCGCGTTTGTTTTTCCAATTGTTTGTAGGCGGATTGTTCATCACGAGCCAATTTGGCCGCGCGTTCAATTGATTTTTGTTTTCGTTCGTTTTCACGTTGCAATTCACGTTCCAATCGCAATCGTTCACGTTCCGTTTTGATTCGTTGTTGATCGGTTTTTTCCGATTGTTGTTCCGTTTTTAATGATTCTTGATCGGTTTTTTGTGATTGTTGTTTGATTTTTTCGGTTTCTTGCATTGTTTTTTTCCGTTGTGTTTCCACAATTTCGGTTGCCTTCAATGCCTTTTGTTTCAATTCCTCAATTTTGATGGATTCCATCATCAATTTGTTTGCGCGTGTTTGCGCATCCGCAAAATCTTTGATGTTTTTGGATGAATCCATTTTGTTTTTTCCAATGGAATTTTTCAATTCCGTTGCGGTGTTTTTTACTTGCGTTTCCATTTTTTCCAAAACCGCGATGGTATCGGATGCGGATTCACGAACACCGCGAAAAATGTCTTCGTTTTCAAAAATTTCCGATGCTTTTATTTGTTTTGCCATTTTAATTCGTTTTTATCGTGTTTTTGATTGTGATGAATCCATTTTATTGATTCGTTCCATTTCTTTCGTTAGAACAAAGAATTCGCGTGTCGAAATCGATTTTGCGTTGATCCATGTGTTCATCCATTTGGAAATGTGAATCAATGATTGTTCGATGGTGATTCCGGAACCGGCATTTTTCAACATGGATTGAATTTTTGCAATTTGCAAATCAATTTCGGTTAATTTGAACCGGTTTTTTGTCAATATAAAATCCAATTCTAACATCGCGCGTTTTTTTTCTGCATCCAATAATTTTCGATGCATTGTTGATAAACCAAAATCATTGATGTATTGATCAAATATTTCATCGAAAATTGTTTGATCCGCGATTTCATTTCCATCATGAATGTTTTTCCGGATGAAATGTGTTTCACCATCCATGATTTTGATCCAATTCCACAATGGTAATTCATCGATTGTCAAATAATATTTTTCGCGATTCACGAATGAAACGATCGCGGATTTCGTTTGCGAGTTTCGTTTTATTTTCATCAGTAAGCGCGATAATGTTTTCACCATATTTCCAAAATAAATTTGTTTGTTCACCATCATCATCAATTTTGATTGGATCCGCATCAAATGTGATGGATGGATCGGAACCAATTCCAATTGTGATGAACATGGATTTGTAAAAATCACCGGAATCAAATAATGTGTAATGTGTTCCGGCTATTTTTTCCGGATTGATCATTTCGGTAAATTCCGAATAAACACCGATTTCATCACCATCACCATCAATTCCGCGTTTGAACAATTGATCTTGCCGGATCCAATCCAAAATTTGTGTTTTGAATGCCGGATCGCGGAAAACTTGCAACCAAATTGATTTCAAATGCAACATCATTTTTGCACGATTCAACACAACACCAATTTCCGTTTTCATCAAATCCATGAATCAAAATTAAGAAAAAAAAGCGGTGTTCCGAAAAACACCGCCTTTGCACATTTCAATGTTGGTTTGTTTATTTTTCCAACGATTTTGTTTCCGCAATAATGCGGTTCAAATCGGATGTTGGAATTCGATTGATTCCTTTTGTTTTTTCAATCCAAATTCGCAAATTATTTTCAAACAATTTTTGTTGCGTTTCGGATTTGAACAATTTTTCCAATCGTTTCAACATTTGATCCGGTTTTTTATAATCGAAAACCAAAACGGAAACGGATCCGGCATTGATTTCAAATGATTGTTGCCACAACCAAACAATCGATTTTCGCGATCGCGGTTGTTTATCTTTTCCTTGAAAATATCGAACCGCATCATTCACATTTTCAAATTGGCGCATGCCGGATTCCGAAAACGGAATGATTTTTTCACGAATTTTTGCGTTTGTTTCCATTGTTTCCATTTTAATTTAACGATTAAGCCGCAACAAATGTGAATGTTCCGGTGAAACCATCGCGAACAATCGACAATGTGTAAGAATTACCGGTTACAAACGCAAATGTTAATGTGTAATTTGCCTCAATTGGTAAATTTTCAACAACACCGGCGATTGTTACCAATGATGCGGTTGTGTTATTGTACAATTCAAAATCGGAAATTGTCGCACCTTTGAACAACAATGGATTCAATGCCGTTCCAAAATCCAATTTCGCATCGAATGTTAATGATGTATTCGCAACCTCAACCTCATTCAAAACATTAACATCAACCAAACCTTCCAATTCATTGAAATTTTGGTTTGCCTCCGTTGGTGTAATCATGTACATTGTTCCCTCGTTGAATAAACGATCGAAATCAAATCCCAACATGATTTTTGATGTTGTTGAATCCGTTGCGAACATGTATTTTGGATCCCATGATGGATTATCAACCGGAATTGGAAATAAAAAATCTCCAACTTTTGATCCAACCAAATTTCCAACAACATCAACGATGTAAATTCCAAATTCAACACATCGGTTTCCTTGTAATTTATTCAACAATGTTGGTGATGAATCTTCAGACCATAATTCACCGGCAAATGAACGTTTTCCTTGACGTAAAAACACCATTCTACCGGAATTTGCTTCCTCAAATTGTGAATCCGCCTTTGGCAATTCAACGTTTTCAAAAACCGGTAATGGAAACCAACGTTTTGAAACATCGGATTCGTTCACCAAATCATTCCAAACCGGCAAAGCCGATGTTAAATCGATTGAATTCAACGATCCATCGTTTGCGTATTTTGGAACTAATATCAATTTTGAAGTCACCGATTGAATTGGAACACAATTCGGTCTTCCGGTATTTGATAAACCGGCTTCGCAGTTACATCCTAATAATGCCATTTTTTTTCAATTTTTAAATTTTTGTTTTTAACATTTACAATTTCCTTTGAATTTTTCCAATGTGAATCGTAATTCAACACCGGACAAATTCGCATCCAAAACATTTTGAAACATGCCGTTTTCACGTTCAACACCGAATCGCGAAAATGTGAATCGATCAACACGTTCAACCGGTTTGAAAATCGGATTTGATGAAATCACATCCATGAATTCATCAATCAATTTGTTCATTGGTTGAACAACATTGTTTCGATGATCCATTGTGTAATAATTCACCGCATCCGTTTCATCCAAAAAAAACAATCGCAAATCCGTTTCAAATTCAACGGATGAACCGCGATGGAATGTTGTGAATCGAATCATTTCCAACAACCAAATGATCGGTGTTTTCTTTGTCAAATCGGAATCGGCTTTCAACCATTCAATGTTTGCATTGATTTTCGTTCCGGTGATTCCAAATGGAACCGGTAAAAATGCAATATCAACCAAAGATCCGGTGTCTAACGATTCAAATTGAAACCATTCATTCATTTCCATTGCGGTGATCAAAAATCGATCACCATCCGCATTTGTAACAATTTTACCAATGCGCATCCATTTGGTTTTGCATGTGAAAAATTTTTGTGTAATTGAATCAAATTCACCAACAATCGAATTGTTGATTCCGGTGATTATTTCATCAATTACGTTTGCAATATCTTTTTCCATGTCAAATCCAATAAGCAAATTGTTTTTTCACTCCATTCCAATTCGAACATCCACCAACACCAACACGCGAAACATCAAATGTTGCTGTGTGATTGTTGTTTTGTTCGATGATCAATGAATCACCAACCGAATAATTCGTTCCGGATGTGTTTGTGTTCAACGTGATTGATTGGATTTCACCATTTGTCAAACTGACAATTTCAATGGTTCCATCACCATCACCGCCGTTCAATGTCAAAACATCACCGGTTTGATAATAATTTCCGGTTGATTTTAAAATGATCGTATCGATCGCGCCGGAAATGGTTGTGATTGTGAATTCCGCGCCGGTTCCGGTTAATGATCCGGATGATGTAACATCACCATCAATGTAATTGTTTCCGGCATTTTGCAAAATAAAATCCTCCGCGCATCCATCGATTCCGTTTGCATCAATATCAACAAACATTCCGGAACCAATTGGATTCACAACAATTTCATCCGTAATTGATGCCACTTCAATAATACAATCACCATTTCCAATCGGAATTGTTAATGTATCTCCAACATTGAAACCGGATCCTCCGTTCACAATGGAAACGGATTGAACACCTCCGGATCCATCATCAACCACATCCACAACAACACCAAACACCGCCGGATTGCACAAAACATTTGTTTGTGATGTGTAACCGGTTCCGGCATTTAAAATGTTGAATGCGGTTGCAACCGAATAAATGATCGAATCAAAATTGATCGTTGGAACATTTCCGGCGGTTAAATAACCGGATCCGCTAACGATATTTTCAACCTCAATAATTTGGCCGGTTGGCAATGGTTTATTCAACAAAATGAAATCGCGAATCGCACGAAACGTTTTCACCGCATCATTATATCTACCATACATGGTTGAATATAATGTTGAAACAACGCGTGAATTTTCGTTTTGTGGAATCACATTTCCGATCGATGATGGTTGATTGATCAAATCTTTTGAATATTCAAAATAAATAAACCCTTTTAACATGTCAATAATTCCATCGGAAACCAACACATGATGCAATGTTACATCCGATTGAAACGGATTGAACAAAAATTGAAATGATGGTGAAATTGGTGTTTTTGTAATCGGATCTAAATCCGCAACAAATTCATCAAACAATTGCGCACCAAACAAATCGATCAAATATTTTCGTTCATAACGTTCAATGTAATCAACCAAATTTGGTTGTGAGTACATTCCTTTGTGCAATTCGTATTTTCCAACGAAATCCGATGGTGTTAAAAACATGATGTTAATTTTTTAATTTACCTAATTTTCGTTTCAAAAATATTTTCACCAATTCACCGGTGATTTTCCACAACGTTCCATTTGGCATCAATTTCGATGTTCCGTTGGATTCAAAAACGTATTCTTTGCGATCATCAATTGAATCAAAATCGATTTCGATTGATTTTCCGGAATCCGTTTTTTCAACATGAACATCAACGATTGGTGAATCCAAATCGATTGTTGTGTTTCCATCCACATCACGTTTGATTTCAATATCAACATTTTTCGTGTCGATTTTGATGTTCAATGGTTTGCGCGGTTTTTTCGGTTTTTTCGGTTTTTCCATGTTTTGAATTTTTATTTCATTTTATGATTAGATCGCCGGATCCAATGCAACAATAGCCGTTTGAATTACACCTTTAACAAATGCACCTAAATCATTGGCTTTGATGTAATTAACACCGCGTGTTTCACAAATTATCGAAATCATGTTTCGTGTGAAATCATCATTTTCGTAACCGAATGTGATGTTCATGTTTTCACGAATTTTCAAATAATCTCTCGACATATCACCAACCAAGAAATTTCCGGCAGTCATCCATGTTGTTGAAACGATTGTCAAATTCGCGATTTTTGGTTGCGATGTAACCGGATCAATGTAAAAAATTGGATAGGTATATTCACCGGTAGATGTTTTCGATAATTGTAATCTTGCAACATCAATCGGATTCAATACAACATGCGTTGGAAAAAATTTCG